ACGATACTTCTTTCTAACTTTCCTGTCTTTTCTGCCCAAAGTGTGATTGCACTTACCCAAGGTGACAGCCCAAGAATAGTGCCGATTTCTGAACCTGAAATAACTCCTGGCTGATTGCGTATGCAGGTGTTGCGTAGTGATGGTGCTGAACCTGATGTTGTTTTGGTGAACGCTGGTTTGAATGGGCGTGGCGTTGAGCGTGTCTTTGAGTGCACTGGTGATGCACCTATGTCCCCTGTTGCTGTGGTTTATCATGCTAAACAGTTGAAGGCTATGTGGGCTAAAAGTGAGTTGGAGTTGGCTGGAAGGATTTTGGCTGATGATGCTTTGAAGGTTGAGAGTGATGTTTCTGGTTTGGTTGCTGGGGCGTTGCAGGTTGTGGATCGTGTTTCGGCTAGTCAGGTTGGTCTAAGCATTGTTTATCCTGGAGAGTTTTTGTCTGAGTATGTGTCTGAGATGTCTAGCAAACCCCCTTTTATGCCTACTGCTTGGAAGCGTTTGAATAAGTTTATTGGTGGTTGGCGTGATGCAGGTTTTTATGTTGTGGCAGGTCGCCCTGGTCAGGGTAAAACTATTGTTGCTTTGCAGGCTGCTTTTGAACTGTCTAAGCAGGGTAAGCATGTTCTTTATTTTAGTTTGGAGATGCCTGCTCTGCAGTTGCAACATCGTTTGTTGGCTCAGGCGTTGTGTATTGACTATTCTTTGATTGCCAATGATGAGCTTGATTTTGAGATTATGAACGCTGATGCTTCTCATGTTTGGGCTAGGGATGTTGTTGCTTCGGCAGCTGATAGTTTGGGCAACAATCTAGGCCTTATCGGTTTAGGTAAGTTGACTCCTAATGTGGTTCGGGCTTATGTTTCGGCTGCTTCTAAGGTTCGTAAGGTTGATGCTGTGTTTATAGATTATTTGGGTTTGATGCATGATGACGTTGAGCATAGGGACAAGATTTCTCGTATTGGTAGTGTCAGTAATCAGTTAAAGCAGTTTGCTTTGGAGTTGAGTATCCCTGTTGTTGTTGCTGTTCAGTTGAATCGTGACGTAGAGAATCGGAGCAACGGTAAACCGCAGTTAAGTGATCTACGCGATTCTGGAAGTATTGAGCAGGATGCTGATGTTGTGTTGATGATTGGTAGGAAGCATCGTGAAGGCGATAACCCTGATGGGCAGGGCAGTGATTTTGCTTTGGTTGTGGCTAAGAATAGGCATGGCGAAACTGGTGCTGCTAGATTTATAGCTCAGGATGGGTTTAGCAGAATTGTGGAGTTACCTTATGCATAGTGATTTGTTTAGTGATGATGATTGGGTTGATTTGGAGCGTTCAGCTGCACCTTTGACTTCCGCTGTTGCTATGGATGAGATCACTGAAACCCTTATTAGACCTTTTGATTATGAGAGTTCTGGGGTTGAGAAGTTTTACCCTTATTTGTTGCCTGATGAACTGCCTAAAGATTTTGGTTTGGGTGTCATTGTTGGTGCTTCTGGTTCAGGTAAATCTAGTTTGCTGAAACATTTTGGGGCTGTAGATCAGCATGAGTGGAATGATGGCAGTGTTGTGTCTAACTTTGCTTCTGCTGTTGAAGCCAATGAAAAGTTATCTGCAGCTGGTTTGATGAGCATCCCTGATTGGGTGAAGCCTTACAGTGTTTTGAGTAATGGCCAGAAGTTTCGTGCTGATTTGGCTCGTAGTTTGCGTGATGGTGCTGTGATTGATGAGTTTACGAGTGTTGTTGATCGTAATGTTGCTAAGGCTGCTTCTACTTCTATGGCTCGCTACATTCGTAAGAATAATGTTCGTAACGTGGTTTTAGCTTCGTGCCATCGTGACGTTTTGGAGTTTTTGCAACCTGATTGGGTTATTGATACTGATAGGGGTCAGTGGACTTCGGGAAGGTATCTTCGGCAACCTAGATTGGTACTCAACGTTTATGCTTGCTCAAACGCCTTATGGAGTGTCTTCGCTGAACATCACTATCTCTCTGGGCAAGTCAACAAAGCTGCACACTGCTACGCAGCAGTTTGGGAAGGTCAGCTAGTGGGGTTTTATGCTGTGTTGGCTTATCCGTCTGGAACGGTGAAGAACGCTTTTAGGGGTCATAGGTTAGTGATTTTGCCTGATTATCAGGGCTTTGGTTTTGGACATCATTTGGCTGAGCTTGTTGCTCAACATTATTTGGATAATGGTAAAAGGTTTTTTGCTAAGACTTCGCATCCACGTTTGGGCGAGTATCGTGACAGTTCTACTTTGTGGAAGCCTACTTCTAAGAATCACATGGTGAGATCTGATGCTAAGGTTAGCCATAATTCTAGGTGGGTTATGAACCCTAATCGGTGGAGTTATAGTCATGAGTTTGTTGGTGGAGATTATGCAGGATAATCAGGTTGAGTGTTGCCGTTGTGGGTTTAAGTGGGTGGTGAACGCTGAGAAACGTGGCAGAAAAGATTTGAAGTGTATTAGCTGCAGAGTCAAACCTGCACATACGATTCAGTACGGAAAACTTAGATGCACCCCACATCAGGGCAGTCTTGATGCTGATCTAAACCCTGTTGACGATAAAGGCAGAATCGTGTTGCCTGGGGTTAGGGTTTGTGGTCATAGGGATTGTGTAAATGCTACACACATTGTCAGCGATTAGGGCTACAATAAATCTGCAACACAAATAAAACAGAAAACATAACACTTACGCATTAGAGAAAGAAGATTCAAATGGCAGTTGTAAAAGTTTCAGGTAAAGTTTCAAAAGTATTCGGTGCATCAAATCAAGGCTTGTCATTGGTAGAGAGCTACAAGTCTGCTACAGGCGAAGACTACACAAGAACCTACACAGTTTGGTTTGCTGTAGCTCACGGAGTTGCTGAAGGCAGTGATGTTACTGTGTACGGTCAGTTGAGCACGAAGATTGAAGATTACGAAGATCGTAATGGTCAGCCTGCACGTAAAGTCAAGTTGGACATCAATAACGCACAGATTGATGCTCCACCTGCTCCCCCAGTTACTAACGCTCCGTTCTAAGTCATGCGTCAATGGATTGTAGGTTTTCTCTTTGGCCTACTTTTCATAACTAACGCTTGTTTCACAAGTCAACCCCTATCAGCCATAAATGGTGTGGTAGGGGTTTTCTGCTGGCTGGTGATTGTGGTGAATTATTATGGCAAGAAATAGTTTCAGTTTCACAGTCTTCGGCTATGAACCACGCCCACAAGGATCTAAGAAGTATGTTGGGTCTAGGCGTACAGCTGCAGGAAATAACATTCCCTTGATTATTGAAGCTTCACCTGGATTACCTGTTTGGCGTAAAGCTGTTAGTGATGCTGTTGTTCAGGGGATGCAGGATTCAGGTGATCTAAGCAAGTTTGAAGGTGCTCTAAAGGTTGAAGCAGTCTTTTATGTGACTCGCAAGCCTACGGTCAAGAGAGAGTTCCCTACAGTCCCACCCGATGTTGACAAACTAAGTAGGGCGTTGCTTGACAGCTGTAAACCTGTTTGGGGTGATGACAGCCAAGTTGTACGCCTTGAAGTGTCTAAGAAGTATGCGACAGGTCAGCCAGGGGTTGCTGTGACTATCACTAACTACAGCGAATCTGTATAGTTTTCGCTGTTTTCTATACAGGTAACGCTTTGATAACAGTGCGACACGCCAGATAAATAAAGTTGTTGTTTTTGCTCTAAAACTGCTAATCTGGACACATCAGCCAAAAGGTTGAGTTCGGACAAACAAAGGAACAGAAATGAACGCAGTTATCACAAAGCTCTCAGCACAGATTGCTTCTAACGCAGAAGATCTAGCAGCTGAAGAACAGTATCTTGCAGACATCACCAAAGCAATCGCTCAGGGTGTAGATGTAATCGCAATCCCAAGCAAGATTGTTGCTCGCATTGAATACTTCAAGGGCAGACACATGGGACTTATGAACGCTCTTTACTTTATTCAAGAAGAAGCAAAGGTGGGTGCATAATGCAGACGGAACTATTTCTAAAGACTGTGGATGCTTACAAGGCTTGGATTGCTACAGGCATGAATCATAGAGAGTTTAGTGACTTGTATGAAGCGTGGGATGAAGCAGTTCTTGCCTACGCTAAGAGCATGGGGATTGCACGTAGATACGCTGCAGATCATGTTTTTGAAGCTGTGAAAGTTGAAGGTGTCTAATGAGAGAGATACTAGGTTTCGTTACTTTGATGGCTATCGGCTTTTTGGCTTTGTGGGTGGCAGGTCAGGTTTGGGGTTTCTTGTATCCGATTCTTACTCACCCGATTGCAAGCATTATCTTGATTGGGTTGTTTGTGTTGTTTGCTGTTCGCCTGTTCAAAGCGAGTCAAAGATGAAGAAGTTGACGGTAGAACGTAAGGCAGTTGTTGAAGCTGCAATCTTATCTGGCAGGGCTTCTTATGCAGAGTACAAGGCGAAGCAACTAACTACCTTCAGCGATGAAGGCCGAAAGATTATCAAGGGCTACTGGGATGCTCAGGCTGTGATTCTTGACACGCTGTCAGCGAGTATGTCTAGGACTGATGATCTGATTGCAGGGAAGATTACCCTGGATGATTTGTATAACGAAGATGGTACAGCTAGGAAGGTTGGAAGATGAGTGAGTCTATCCGTTACGAGAGTGCAGAGCGTGTCAGGGACTTCTACCGTAATCAAGGTAAGGCTACTGAGCAGAAACGCATCATTGACTTGCTTCTGGATCTAAATGTCATTAGGCGATGTGCTGCAACAAACAAGCTCGTAGCAGTTACTACTGATATGGAACAGGTAGTTTATTTGACAGGGTTTGAAGATGCATAAAGAACCTAATGGAACGCTGGTTATGACTACCTGTAAATGTCGTGAAAACAACAGCAACTTGGTTATGACTAGAACCTATTTCAACGAGATGCTTCAGAATAAGGTTGCCTGGGGTGCAGAACAAGAACGGAAACGAATCTTAGAAATACTTGAATCATGGGGTGTAAATCCAACAATCCTGCTAGACATTACAGATAAGGAAAACTAAATGACTGATCTAACTAAGAAGGAATCTGCCTACTTTATGGCTTCGGCTATTGCAGGGTTAGCAATCATGCTGGGCATACTAGGGTTCTGGGCTAGTACTCAACCTAAGTGCTGGGACTTGTACACTACTGAAGCTCAGGCTATTGAGATGTGTGAGCAGTGAAACGCATAAAGATAGATCATAAACTGATGCTTTACCCTGTAAGGCTTTATGTGGCTGATGCAGTGTTTATTTGGCAGATGAACGAAAAGGTCAAGCAGGAAGTCTTTGCAGAGCAGGATAAGGCGTTGCAGGTGCTTAGACTAGAAACAGGTTTCTCACGTAAAAGGTGTTTAGAGATTTTGCGGGGGACTAAACGTCTGGATGACTTCCCTTGTCGTGCAGGCTACAACCATGAAAGAAGGAACATAAATGAGCTGTAGTAACTGTGTATCAACTGAGTGTGCTTGTAGGCGTGAAAGTGCTGTGAACATCTTCAGCAAAGACTATAAGGCAGGTGTTTTGAAAGGGCGTACTGATGAAGCTGCAAGAACAGCAGATGCTTTGATTGAGTTAGAAAGAGCAGAGATTATAAGTAACGCTCAAATGCAAGCCATCTTTGACCTAGTGTTGGAGAAACTTACTGATGCTGTGGATATTGACTGATGCTTGAGTTTATTGCAGTGATGCTTATCATTCTTGTTTTAGGTTTCGTGCTGTTGATGCTTACGAGCATTTTTGTTGCATACGTGACTCAGGCAACATTCATTGATGAGTTAGATCCTGATAACGATGATGACTAGGGCTATAGATGAAGCAGTAGAACTACTGCGTGACACTAATCTGGTTTGGGGTTCAGACTTTGACAGTATCCGATATCAGTTAGCAGACTTGCTTATTGTTTCAGCAGCTCAAGGTGACATCATGGAAACTCTTGCAGATAACCTGGCTAAACGACTTATCAACCCTTATTCGGCTGAAGTTAGTTATGACCCTAATCTGGAGAAGCGTGATGCTTGAAGATCTATCGCTACCAATCAGACAGTTTCCATGTCGCATAAGAACAGCGAAAACTGACTTATCTGAGCAGGATGCAACAATTTTAGAGTCAGCTGTAATGAACCCTGAATGGCCATGTGGCACTCTACAAAATCAACTTGCAAGCAAAGGCCTTGCTGTGTCAGAGAAAAGCATCAAGAAGCACAGAGAGAAGCGTTGCTCATGTTGGAAGACCTAGTTACCCCTGCACCAAAGATAGTTGCACCTGAAGGCTGGAATGCTTCAGTTGTGTTTGATGGTGATGGGGGAACAGCGACACTTCCGCCTGTTGCTGATGGCGAAGCAGTGGACATAGATGGCTTCTTGCGTGATGCAGGGATAAACCCTGATGAGATTGAGATAGTAGGCGAACCAAGGATCTCTCGGTGGCAAGTTGCTAGACCTTTCCCACTTGAACCTGCATGGCATACAGCTGTACGAGTACGCTGGAGAAGGAAAGGCATAACAAAAGACTTACCCTTGCTGTATTCGTTAGCCAAAAAGACTAAAGCACCTGTAGTCAAAACAGTTTCCCCTGGTAAAGCGTTAGTTGTGCTCTGGAGTGACCTTCAGGTTGGCAAGGTAGATCACAGGGGTGGTATTGAAGCCATGATTGCTAGAGTGTCTGCAACTCAGGCAAAGCTCTTGCAGTTAGTGAAATCAACTAAACCTGA